CAGCAGGAACTTATGCAATAGTTGCAGTATCTAGTCTTACTAAATTATGGTATAAAAAATTCCAAACTCAGACAGCAGCAGGGTTATGGGTAGAAGTAGGGTCAGCTGAGTGGAAAGCTAGTTTCCCGACAGTACAATCTACAATAGTTGAAAGTGCATTTGCAAAACCGTTGTATAACTTAGCAACTCCAGTTCAAACACGTAACGGTGATCCAGTTGATGCAATTACTATCAACGATATTACGTTTACTGATTTTGACACATTGCAAGACTTGGTTGATAAAATTAATGCAGCTACTGAATTAGTTGATTATTTAGGCGACGTTGCAATTACTGCAGCAGTAATTAAAAATAAATTAGAACTATATTCAACCGGTATTGACATTGATTTAGCTGGTACACTTGAAGAAACTGCTGAAAAAATTGGGTTGTCTATTGATCCAGTTACACTTTATAAAGCACCTACGTTGCAAATATCATCACACACACAAGTTCCGTTATTTAAACGTAAAGATTTATCAACTACAAATAATGGTAGACCAACAGGTTCTGTTTGGATTAAAACTTCAAATGTAAATAGAGGTGCAGACTTTGTTGTAAGTAAATATAATGCAAAAACACAAACATGGGTTAGCACAAAATCACCGTTGTATGCAAACGGTCAATCTGCATTAGCTGATCTTGACCCAACTGGTGGTGGTTTAAATTTAGCTGCAAATACATTGTATGTTAAATATAATGATCCTGAATCAGTGTATGAAATTCGTAGCGGTAACGACGGTGAAGTTTTGGTTGAATCATCTCCATCATCGGCATCATTCAAATTGTATCGTCGTAGTGATGTTACTGCAACTGTCATCGAATCAGCACCAATTACTACTACTTTGTTTGCAAGCGGAACATACACATTTAACATTACAGAAAGTTTAATTGGTTCTACTGAATTATCTAGTCATGATATATCATTTGTGGTTAACGCAGGCGATTCATCTAGTACAATTATTGATACTATATTAGAAGCATTTAACAGTTTATCTTCTCTATCAAACATCGAAGCTGCACCAGTTGGCGACACTAAAATTAGCATTAGCCATAAAGCAGGTGGTGAACTTTTATTTGTTGACGCACCGCCTTACGCAATCCGTAAAATGTTTGATCCAACTAATACAACTAATTTCTATCACCAACAAACTAATAGTACGAATGCTGCTAACATGTACATTGCAAGTTTGTGGACTGAATACAACATTGATCGGTCTGCATCGTTTGTAGTGTCAAGTGAAAATGCACCATTAGGTAATCCAGTTGATGGTCAATTATGGTATGATGCTAACAGAGATGATGTTGATATTATGATAAATGACGGGAATAAACGTTGGAAAGCGTATCGTAACTTTGATCACGGTCAAGGTGAAGGTGCAACTGATCCAAAAGGTCCAATCATTAGCGCAACAAAACCAACATTACAATCTGATAAAACTGCATTAGTAGAAGGTGATTTATGGATTGATTCTTCAGATACTGAAAATTATCCACAAATTTACAAATACATTAACTTTACTAAACAGTGGGAATTAGTTGACAAAACTGATCAAACTACTGAAAACGGTATTTTATTCGACGATGCAAGATGGAACACAAATGGTGTTTCACCAAATCCATCAACAATTGTTGAATTGTTAGGCGGGTCTGGTTTAAGTGACGAAGCTCGCGTAGCTGCAGATTTCTTAGACTTTGATGCTCCAAATCCTGCATTATATCCAAAAGGTATGTTGTTGTGGAACTTGCGTAGAAGCGGATTTAACGTAAAACGTTATGCAAAAAAATATGTTAACAAATTAGATCGTAACTTGAGAACCGGTAGCGAATCAATGATTAACTACAACGAAAATGTTTGGGTTAGTGAAGCTGCTAACAATGAAGATGGTTCAGGCGCATTTGGCCGTCATGCACAGCGCAAAGTAGTTGTTCAATCTATGCAAGCGTTAGTAAACAAAAACCAAGCAATTCGTGAAGAAGAGTTAAATGTATTCAACTTAATTGCATGTCCGGGTTATCCAGAATTAGTAGGCGAAATGAAAATTTTAAACTACGATCGCGGAATTACTGCATTTGTTGTTGCTGATACACCTGCTCGTTTAACAGCAGATGCAACTTCATTAAGCAACTGGGGTAAAAACGTTGCACTAGCAGTTGAGGACAACGATTACGGTTTAGCATCAAGTGACGAATACATGGCGTTCTTTTATCCATGGGGTTACACAAGTGACAACATTGGAAATAACATTGTAGTTCCGCCAAGTTACATGATCTTACGTACTATTGCATTAAGTGATAATATTAGCTATCCTTGGTTTGCACCTGCGGGTACTTCAAGAGGTGTTATTAATAACGCAACTGCAGTTGGGTATGTTGATGCCGGTGGTGAATTTAAAACAGTTGCATTAAATGCCGGTCAACGTGATACATTAGCAGAAGTTAAAGTTAATCCAATTACATTTATTGCAGGTTCTGGATTAGTAAACTTTGGCCAATATACTCGTGCATCAAATGCAAGTTCATTAGATCGTATTAATGTTGCTCGTTTAGTAGTATTTTTACGTAGACAATTTAGTTTGCTAGCTAGACCGTACTTGTTTGAACCAAACGACGAAGCAACTCGTAAACAAATCAAACATGCTGCTGAAGCTATGTTACTTGAATTGATGGGACAACGTGCATTGTATGACTATGTTGTAGTATGTGATAGTTCTAATAATACACCTGCAAGAATCGATCGCAGCGAATTGTACCTTGATATCGCAATTGAACCGACAAAAGCAGTGGAATTCATTTACATTCCATTACGTTTGAAAAACACCGGTGAAATTAAAGGTCTTGGATAAACGGAGAAAATAAATGTCAATTGCATCATTATCAAACTTTTCAGTTCCAATTAATGGGAGTGATAATACAGGCTTATTAATGCCTAAACTTAAATATAGATTCAAAGTATCTTTTGACGGCTTAGGCGTGTCTCAAGATACTACTGAGTTGACAAAACAAATTGTAAAAGCTGCAAGACCACAAGTTGAATTTGAAAACAAAGTAATCGAAGTTTACAACAGTAAAATTAACTATGCAGGGAAACCTACATGGAAACCAATTTCGATTAACATACGTGACGATTCATCAGGTGTTGTTAACAAAGTTATTGGCGAACAAAATCAGAAACAATTTGACTTTTTTGAACAAAGTTCAGCTGCTGCTGCAGGTGATTATAAATTCAAAATGACCATTAGTGTTTTAGATGGTGGTAACGCAGGTAACTTTACAGAAGCTAACATCTTAGAAACTTGGGAATGTTACGGTTGTTATTTGCAATCAAGTAACTTTAACGAGTTAATTTATTCTGATGCTGGCGCAGTAGAAATTACAATTTCTGTACAACCAGATAACTGTATTCAAACTGCAGGTGGTGCTATCGGTGATCCAAACACTGCGCGTGTTCCCGGAACAAGCCTTATGGGCGGTGGTGGCAGCGGTACTTAATAAGCAACCAATTAAAAAGCCCGTGCAAACGGGCTTTTTTATGACTAGTATATTAAGTATGCAGTTTATCAAATAGATAAATATATGTATGTCATTCATCGAAACCAAATACTTAACAGCCGATCCTGTTGAACAGATCAGATGCCAGCAACATGCATCACGGACGTTTGTTGACGACCAGTTCAGATTATTACCTAAAAACAAGTTCTTATTCCATGTTGCATTTAATATCAACTGGCCTGCACTTTCGGCTAAGAATATTAATATAAAAGTATTAAAAACATTAAAAGAAGAAATAAATCTGTTAGTTAAATCTGCAGATTTGCCTGGGTATACTGTTAGTTCAGAAGTACTTAATCAGTATAACCGAAAAAAAGTAGTCCAATATCAACATAAGTATAATGATGTTAACATTTTATTTCATGACGATAATATGGGATTAATAAACCAAGTTTGGCAAGCATACTATCGATATCATTATGCTGATCCGTCGGTTGCAACAGCAAAGGGCGCATATAGTAAAAATGCTACAAAAGCATCGTCGGCTATAACTAGTCCATATGGTTACAACGGTCGAGTTGCTCCGTTCTTTAATTACATCACTATATATCAAATGGCTAGACATGAATATGTTAGTTATAGATTAGTTAATCCAATTATCGTAGGTTGGATGGGTAATAAATTAGAATATTCTCAAAATATAGCACACAATTTTGATATGAAAATTGCATACGAAGCAGTGCATTACGATACTGGGTTTGTTGATAGTGGACAGATGGAAGGGTTTGGTGCAGTTCATTATGATTGGGTTCCGTCACCATTAACTTCAGAATACCCTCGCAACCTTAGTACGTCACCTACTTTTAGTAGATCGCCTGGGTTTTCAGCATCTACTGATAATGTAGCGGCTACTAATGTTGTTAAAACTACAGCAACTACAGCAGTAAATCCTACGTTATATCAAAATGTAGCAACTAATACTAATGGTGTTAATGTGCCACAGACTGGGTCAACTGCAACTACTGCAACTCAAACAAATACTACAACTACTGTTGCACCAACAACTACACCAACAGGAAGATCTCCGGGGTATGCAAACGTTATATGATTACAAATTTACCATTAGACACTACTAAAGAAATAGAAATTAAACAATTCTTTGATAGGTACTATCAAACAGAAGTTACGTTTCCTGCAGGGGAAATCGATGCAGTTGTTGGCTTTTTCCAACGCAGAGATTTTGATATAACTAGTGCAAGAACTACTGCGATTGTGTTATTAAACCAAGCAAGGCTTGATAATGTAAACGTATTTGAGTTACTTGATACACTTAAATCATTTCCGGCACTTCAACTAAATCAGATTGTAGCACAGGTTATTAATGCATACCGACAAAAGACAAGTTTAATTGGTTTTCGAATTGCAGTACCTGAAAATACTTATGAAATAAGAAATGTATTAGTATGAGTAGTCGTAAATTTGCTAAAGGTAAATATACTCCGAAGAATCCAGGAAAATATGTAGGAACTAAAATTCCATACTATCGAAGTTCTTGGGAAATGAGCTTTATGCAAATGTGTGACACTAATCCTGCTATACAAAAGTGGGCAAGTGAAGCAATAACTATACCATATAGAGATCCATTAACTAATCGTAACACAATCTATCTCCCAGATTTCTTTATTCAATATGTAGATAAAAATCATATAATACACAACGAAGTAATTGAAATAAAACCTGCAAGCCAGCATATTTTAGAACGAGTTGGTAAAAACAGATACAATCAAGCACAATATATCAAAAATCAAGCCAAGTGGGCTGCAGCAATGATATATTGCAAACAACATGGATTAGTATTTAGAGTTATAAATGAAAATGATATTTTTCATAACGGTTCTAAATAACTTAAATAGTATACTATATGAGGATAATTCATGACACGCAAATTGGAAGAGCTCCTAAATTTACCAGAAAGTAAGACTATTATAAAAGAAGCCGACGCACCCCCACCTCCAGCAACTGCAGTACCATTATTTAGAGACATTGATGAGTTTGATAAAATTTCAGCAGCCTTACCACAAGTAAAAGGATTAGGTGATGTAAGTGACTCAGAATTTGATGCGTTAGCACAACGTGCAACTGATGCATATGACGACTTAATGGATTTAGGTATGAACGTTGAAGCTCGATATAGTGGTCGGGTTTTTGAAGTAGCAGCAAGTATGCTTAAAAATGCAATTGATGCTAAATCAGCAAAAATTGATAAAAAACTTAAAATGATCGAACTTCAACTTAAAAAACAAAAGATGGATAACGATAGCCATCCGGAAGACAACGGCGTTAATATTTCAGGCGAAGGATTTATTGTTACAGACCGTAATAGTCTTATCGAAAAATTAAAGAATATGAAATAAATATAATATCAAGGATACATTATGAAATCATTTAGACAATATTTATTAGAATCAAAACAAGTGTACGAGTTTAAAATTAAAGTCGTTGAAGAACTTGATGATTCAAAAATTAGTAAACTTAAAGGTGCTTTAGAAAGATTTACTGTAGAATCATTCTCTACAGGATCACGCACACCTATTCAGGAAACACAAGTTGACTTTCCTGATCACAAAAATATTGGCACTACAACATATGATGTAGTACTAACTTATCCTGCAACTAGTTTTCAAATAAGACAAATTGCAGCAGACTCATTAGGATTACATGAAAGCTGTATTAGAGTTCGTAATCTTAAAGAACAAGAAGAACAAGATCTTAATCATGCATATGATAACAAATCAGGCGAATCAATATTAGGTAAAGATTACGATAAAGAATGTAATCAAAACTTAGTTGGAGAGGCACAAAAAATGGCGTTGTTAAAAGAACTTGGAAAAGTTAAGCATCAAGGTGATCAATATAAAGGCGTTAACGACAAACTATTAGCAAAAAAAGCACCTGTTGATAAATCAGCAACTGTTAAAGTTGATAAAAAATCTAGCTCATCAAGTGTACTTGGTTCTAGAAGCGTTACATTGCCAACTTCTAAATTAGGGAAATTTTAATGGATTTTAAAAAGTTAATGCAAACAATGCAAGACATTGATGAAGGGTGTGATCCTTCTATTCAAGAATGCGGCGATATGCCGGCAGCTATTATTCAAGGTGGACCTCCTCCTGAAGAATCATTAAACATGAACGTTACTATTAATAGTAAAGGTGCAGACGGCATTCGCGATTTAATGAATATATTAAAAGGCATTGGCGGAGATTCAGATACTGAACCTAAAGACATGCCAGATAATTCCGACGATGCAGAAATTGTAATCGGTGATAGTTTTAAAAATTCTATACCCGGTGATCAAGGATCAAAAGTGTTTGATAGAGACGCAGTAATTTTTACTGGTGATGATTTAGCAAGCAAAAAAGGCGGCGCTCTAAAAACAAATGGTGGAGAAAATCCACAACGTAATCATTTTCATGAATCATTAGTTACTAACTTGTTTTCGTTATATGAAGATGTAAAATCTCGAAAACACTAACAGCTACTTATAATATAATCATAAAGCGGACATATTGTCCGCTTTTTTTTGTAAATACATAATACAAAAAGGATTATTATGGGTAAAAGTCTTGACGGTGTTTTAACAAAAAAAGCACATAAAACTGAACGATTTGAAGAACAACAGATTATTGATTTACAAATGTGCTCTGATCCAGCAGTTGGGTATCTTTATTTCTCAAGACACTTCTTTCACATTCAGCATTCAGTAAAAGGTAAATTATTATTTGAACCATTTGATTATCAAGTTAACTTGTTAAATTGTTATCATGCACATCGGTTTAATATTAATATGTTACCTCGCCAAAGTGGTAAAACAACCTGTGCATCTGCGTACTTGTTATGGTTTGCAATGTTTCATCCAGATCAAACTATTCTAATTGCAGCGCACAAATATACTGGTGCTCAAGAGATTATGCAACGTATACGATACGGATACGAACTATGTCCGGACTTCTTACGTGCAGGGGTAGTAAGTTATAATAAAGGGTCTATGGAGTTTGATAACGGTTCTCGTATTGTAAGTCAAACTACTACTGGTACTACAGGACGAGGTATGTCTATTTCGTTATTGTATTGCGATGAGTTTGCGTTCTTACAACCTAACATTGCTGAAGAATTTTGGACTTCTATATCACCCACACTAGCAACTGGTGGACGTTGTATTATTACATCTACACCAAATAGTGACGAAGATCAATTTGCTACTATATGGAAAGAAAGTCAACAGTTTTTTGACGAGTTTGGCAATGAGAAAGCAGACAAAGTTGGCATTAACGGTTTTTCTGGATTTAGATCAGATTGGTGGGATCATCCAGATCGTGACGATGCATGGAAACAAGAAGAGCTTGGTCGTATAGGTGAGGAAAAATTTAGACGTGAATACGGTTGTATTGTGCATGATTCAGTTGTAACTGTTAAATGGCCAT